TGGGGATACCAGGAGAGAACCATGCACCACCATTACGCCGCCGTTGCGGCCGCCCAAGGCTGATACGGCATGCAGGAAGAGATCCGGCAGCAGGTCCTGTCGCGTATTGAGCGCGACTATGGCCTCAAGCACCGCACCGGCACCGAGTACATGCGCGGGGGTAAGTGCCCCCACTGCGCGAAGAAGGAGCTGTACACCAGCTACCTGACACCGTGGGTGTTGCGTTGCGGGCGACAGGCCAAGTGCGGGCAGGAAGTTCGCGTGCGTGACCTCTACGACGACCTGTTCGATGATTACTCGAAGGCCAACCCGCAGACGGCGGATGCGCCGAACGCTGCCGCCGACGCGTACTTGTCCACCGGCCGCGGCTTCAACGTCCGCCCTTTGAAGGGCCTCTACACCCAAGAAACCTTCCACGACCGCGTCAAGCGTGAGGGCACCGCCACGGTGCGTTTCCCGCTAGTCAAGGGTGGCTGGTGGGAACGTCTTATCGATCGTCCGCATCGCTTCGGCAAGATGAAGGCGCGTTTTGCCCCGGGCGAAAGCTACGCCGGCGTGTGGTGGGGCGCAGCGGCAATTGAGCAGCTGCGCACGGCCCGCGAGGTCTGGATCGTGGAAGGCATCTTCGATGCGATCGCGCTGCTGCAGCGTGGTGTTTGCGCGGTCGCGGCGATGTCCAGCAACGCCTACCCGGAGCTGTCCCTCAAGGAACTGCGCGACGCGCGCCCCAACGACCTGCCCACTCTGGTATGGGGCCTGGACAATGAGCCGGGGGCACGCGGCTACACCATCAAGCACGTCCGTCGCGCCGAGAAGTTGGGCTTCCGGTGCAAGGCTGCGCAGATCGAGCAGCTGGGCGAGAAGAAGACCGACTGGAACGACCTGCACCTGCGCGCGCAGGCTACCGAGGAAGGCGACGCGCAGTGGGCAGCGGATATGGACCTGGCACTGCACAACGGTGCGCTGCTGCTGGCTAAGACCGCCATGGAGAAGGGCCTGATCATCTACCAGCGGGAGCAACGCACGCAGTTCCATCTGGACCACCGCAACCGCCTCTACTGGTTCGAGTTCGACCCCAGCCGCTTCGACAAGCTGTGCCGGGAGCAGTCCACCCGCAAGGAAGACATTGAAGAAGACCTGGACGAAGAGCAGGTCGAGAAGATCCGCCGCGCCTGCTGCAACGTGCGGGAAATCGCCAATTGCTACCCCAAGGCCCTGTACTACCAGCGCAACGAGGTTACGGACGACGCCTGGTACTACTTCCGGGTGGAGTTCCCGCACGACAGTGCAGCCGCGACAGGAACCTTCACGTCATCGCAGGCACTGAATGCACCGTCCTTTCGCGACCGTCTGGGCCACATCGCTCGCGGCGCCATTTTCGACGGAACCGCCTCCCAGCTGCTGCAGATCATGAAGATCCAGCTGGACAACATCAAAGAGGTGCACACGGTGGACTTCGTCGGTTACACGCCCGAACACCAGGCGTACATCTTCGGCGATCTGGCAGTGCGCCACGGCGAGATTGCCCATGCCAACGAGGAAGACTATTTCGAGTTCAAGAAGCTCCGGGTCAAGACCACCCAGCGCTCCATTCGCATGGACGTGCAGCGCGATCATGAGCGCTACCGCACCGAATGGTTGAAGTGGCTGTGGACGTGCTTCGGCACGAACGGAATGGTGGCCCTGACGTTCTGGTTTGGCTCGCTGTTCGCCAACCAGATCCGCAGCGCACACAAGTCGTTCCCATTCTTGGAAGCGACAGGCGAAGCCGGCGCGGGTAAGACCACCCTGCTGACTTTCTTGTGGAAGCTCCTGGCGCGCAGCGACTATGAGGGCTTCGATCCGGCTAAATCATCCAAGGCCGGCCGTGCCCGCGCCATGGGCCAGACTTCCGGTATGCCGGTCGTGTTGCTCGAAGCTGACCGCGACGCACCGGATAAGGCGCATGCAAAGTCGTTTGAGTGGGACGAGCTGAAGGACTACTACGGCGGCGGCACGCTGGCCACGCGAGGTGTGCGCAATGGCGGCAACGAAACCTACGAGCCGCCCTTCCGGGGCACCATCGTCATCAGCCAGAACGCCGCCGTTGACGCCAGCGAGGCGATCATGACCCGTATCGTCAAGCTGCACTTCCGCAAACCGAACGCCACCACCGAAAGCCGCGAGGCGGCCGACAACCTAAACGCGCTACAGGTCGAGGATCTCAGCCACTTCCTCATCAAGGCGGTGCGTGCAGAGGCCCAGGTCATGGACAAGTTCAGCGAGCGTGTGCGGTTCTACGAGGGCAAGTTGCGCGAGAACAAGGATCTGCGCGTCGAACGCCTGATCAAAAACCACTCGCAGATGCTGGCGCTGCTTGATGGGCTGCGCCTGGTCGTGGACATCCCCAATGACATGGTCGAGGCGACCCGGAAAGCGTTGGTGAAAATGGCCATCGAGCGCCAGTCCGCAATCAGCGCGGACCACCCGATGGTCAACGAATTCTGGGAGGCATACGAGTACCTGGAGACCTGTGGCAATGGGGAGAGGCCGTACATCAACCACTCTAGGGATCCTCAGCGCATCGCGATCAACCTCAACGATTTCATCGCGAAGGCGGCTTATCACAGCCAGCCGCTGCCTGATTTGAAATTGCTGCGGGCCTATCTGCGTGATTCGCGGCGATACAAGCTCATCGATCCCAATTTGACCGTCAACAGTGCGATCAAGACCAGCAACGGTTCCGGCGTGGCCGTGCGTTGCTGGGTATTCCAAAAATGACAGCCGGAGAAACCATGCAACGCAGCCTCTTTCCCAATGATGATTCGATCAACCCGCTACATCTCCATGCAGTTCGTCTGAATGCCGTTGTGGCGCTCTACGCCGCTCGTACACGAGAGGAACGTGACGCGTTGTTCGAGCAGGCCGCAGTGCTTTCCACCATGTTGTCCCTGCCAGTACCAGTACTGCCTCCCGACAAGGGTGGGTTGGGCAGCGCGACGCTAGCTGCGTTCTGGTTGGTCGTGAAGGATGGCTTGGCGGCAGGCCTGTTGCGTGATCACGCCCACTCCGATGATCGGCTGGCGATCAACTTGCCGGAGGTGAGGAAAGCAGCAGATGAACTGGGTCGGCCATTGCCGCGCGGATCTGCTCTGACGCGCGCCTTGGATCGATGCCCCAAGTTGGAATCTGCCAACCACACCGTAAACAGCAGCGTTCGCGAAAAAGGAGGTAAGGGCATCGCGGTTCGATGCTGGGTGTTCAAAAAGTAACGAAAGAACGGTCCGGCAGGCAGAGCACCACCTCTAACCCCAAGGCCATCTACCAACGAAGTTCAGGAGAGAACCATGCAAAAGATGAACGGCGAAGCCGCTACCACCCCCGCAATTCCGCTGGAATCCAGCACCGGACACGGGGCGGAGGCTACCACGGGTGTGGGGATTGTGGGGATTGTGGGGATTGATAGGGGGGACGGGGAAGAGTGCAGCGCCACCCTAGTGCTGCACGTCACCCACAACAAGGTGATCGTCACGGCGACTCTGAACATGGGCACGATCAAGGTGGCGCAGCGGGTGCTGGAGCGCCGCAAGGGCAACAGGAGCGGGTGGGTGGTCACGAAGGGCAGCGAGGAGTTCGCCCAGGACGCCGGTTGGATCTCGGCAGAGTTGGCCAACCTGGCCGATCGGCTTCCCTTTCCCTTCGAGGTGGCCAACATGCTGCCGGGCCGCAAGGCCACGCAGGCTGCGGTGGCGCAGGCCGCCCAGGAGGTGGCCCATGGCTAAGTCCGTCGTGCTGTACGGCCCTCAGGGCAGCGGCAAAACGCTCCACGGCTCCGCTATCGCGAAGAATCTCGGCCTGCGCCAGGTGATCGACCTTGAAGACATCCAGCTGATGGGCGAGCGCCTGCAGCGGCAGGGCTTCCTGTACCTGTCGTGCAGCCAGTCGTACGCGCAGCGGGCAGCGAGCTTGCTCGGTACCGAAGTCGTCCACATCACCCAGGCACTGACCGCCATCGGCGTGTATGCCGGGGAGGTGGCCCATGGCTGAGCTACTGCTGGTCCTGATCGGCCCCGCCGCCGGCGGCGCACTGCTCTACCACCTTTGGACGACCCGGCCGGCGCCCCGGCGTCACAGCGGGTTGGCCGTTGGCCAGATCCCGCAGC